ATCCGTACTAAATAAAAATTTTTCCAACCCCCTAGGGTAACACCAACCATGGCCCCTCTCAAGTTCGACGGACAGCTCAAGCGCTTCGACATCACGATTCCCGCGGAGGAGTATGACGACTGGGAAGATCTTCACAAGAAGCTCGTTGGTTGGTGCTCCCACTTCACCTTCCAGAAAGAGAAGGGCGAATCTGGCTATGAGCACTGGCAGTGTCGTGTCCAGTTGATCCACAAGAAGACGATCTCCGGCCTGCTAGGCGAAGTCGTCCCTGCTATCCACGGACATTGGTCTGTGACTTCGAATGGAGTCCACAACTCGGCTAAGTCCTTCTCCTACGTCATGAAGGAAGATACTCGCATCGCCGGCCCCTGGGATGACACTTCTCTCATCCAGGAGAAGCCGCCTCTTACTCGCCAACTGCGCAAT